CAAAATCCCCAAGATCTACGCCGGCGAAAACCCGGAAAACCTCCAGCTCCTCAAGATCCCCTCCCAGGCCGATGCCGCCCTGGAAATCCTCAAAAGCCACGACGTCATCCAGTACCGCCCCTTCACCCTCGAGGTCAACGTCCGGGAGCAGTGGGCGATGTACAACGACCCCAAGGCTTGGTCCCTTTTCACCGGGGTGCTTGCGGGTCTGGGGATGGGTTCCAGTCTGGGTTGGTATGAGACGACCAACGCGCATGTCTGGGCCAGCCTCATGGTCTGCCGCCACGAGATTCTGGCCGAGTTCACCCACGTCGCCCTCAACGTCGTCCGCATCTTGATGAACGACTCTGACTTTAAGGAACTGATGGCCGACCCCAAAAATGAGCGGGTGCCGGCCCTGCTCCTTGAGCGGATGGTCCCCTTCTGGGTCTTCCATCGCCGGCTCAAAAGCGCCCACGTTCCCTGCATCTGCCTGGAGCCCGGCATATGATCCGCTGGCTGAAAGCCGCCTATAACGCGGCCCGTCATATCCAGTGGGTGGAGGAACCCAAGTGGGACGACGACGATGCCCGGGCGCTGACCTCGTTCATGCGCTCTCCCCACGGAATAAAGCTGGCGGCGGTCCTGCGGAATATGACAATCCGCAATAACGCGAGCGCCGTGCAGAAGGCCAATTTGACAGCGTGCGGGTTCGCATTAGGTTTCAGGGCAGCAGTGTCCGTGGTCGATTCCTTGGGGGTCGGGGCGGACCATCCCGCGGGAGGGGGTGACGAGGAGGGTCCCGCGGAGTAACACATCTCGTCGACATTCCCGGCTCGGGACGCTGACCGCCCGAGTGCAGGAGTAAAGGGGGCAGCATGGGTGCGACACTGGCAGACGAAGGGGTGGAACTAAGGAAACTGGCGATGATCGAGGACGGCCTGGTGCCGGCCGAGACCGAAGCCGCAACCGAAACTCCACCCGAACCGACGCAAGCGGAGAGTACCGATCAGCAACCCGCGGCTGAGTCAAACCAGACCGAAACCAAGAGCACGACCGCCGAGGCAGTTTCCCCGGACAAAACGGACGAGGCTCAAAGTTCTTTAACAACGACCGAATCCACCAAGCCGGCTGAGTCTCCCGGGACAGACCCAGAGAAGCAGCCGTCCAAGTTTGAGAAGGCCAAAAGCCGACAGCAGAAGGAGTGGGAAGCCATCCAGGAGGAGAAGGCCCGCCAGAAGACCGAGCGTGAAAGGCTCGAGTCCGAAAGGCAGGAGTTCCTCAGGGAGCGCGAGGAGGCCCGCAACGCCAAGCCCGAAAAGAGGTTTGACGCGGCCGACTACCGCGAGGCCGCCAAGGCATTCCGCGAGGAGGGCCGGGACGACCTGGCCAAGTCCGCCGAGGAGAAGGCCACCAAGATCGAGACCGAGGAAAAGCAGGAGTCCGAGCGCCGTTACCGCGAGCAGAGCGAGAAGGCGTGGAACGACAACCTGGTCCAGGTCGCCGAAAAGCATCCCGAGCTCAAGGATGCCAACTCCAAGCTGCACAAGAAAGTCAGCGAACTTCTCAAGACCAACGCCGTGCTGCGATCCTATCCATTGGGAATCGTCGACGCGGTCAAGGTCGCCACGCTGGAACTCTCAGCGGAGGACTCAGCCGGTTTGCAGGACGAGGTCGAGAAGCTGCGCAAAGAAAACGCAGACTTCAAAAAACGGCTCCAACCCGCCGTGGGCGCGCCGGCCACGCCGGCCGCCAAGAAGCGCTTTGAGGACATGAACCTCAAGGAGCAGGGCGAACTCCTCCGCAATGCGGCACAGGAATTCGACCGGGCGGGTTAAGGCCGCATAGGAGATAAATCAAATGGCACTAATCACCTCAGGATCCCTGAGCGACCAATACCAGAAGTACTTTTCCAAGATGCTTCTGGAGCGGCAGCTCCCGATCCTCCAAATGGAGCAATTCGCCGTCAAGGCGACCCTGCCCACCAAATCCGGAAACAAGGAAATAACCTTTTTCCGCTACGGAAATCCGTCAATCAGCAATATTGTTGAGATCACATCCGAAGGCACCAACCCGGGCAGCAACGAGCGTCAGCTCACCCTGTCCACCGTGGTTGGCTCGCTCAAGCAATATGCAAGTCTCGTGAAACTGAGCACGTTGCTTCAGGCCACGAATCTTTTCGATTCGTTGAGCCAAGCGACGACCCAGTTGAGTGAGGACCATGCGCTTCACGCGGACACGTTGGTCCATCGCGTCCTGACCCTCGGCAACACCGAAGGCACAGGCACCGCCGGACAGCCCGCGTTTGCGCGTTACGCCCAGCACGGAACCAACAGCACCAACTTCATCGCCGCCACGGCCGCCAATTCGGCTTTTTCGGCGTTAGATTTGCTTGATGCAACGACCGCCCTCCGTGTGGAAAAAGCTCCCACGAAGAACGGTGGTTACGTTCTGGTGGCCGATCCGCGCACGGCGCGTTCGATCCTCAACGACGACGACTACATCCAGGCTCATCACTACAACGGCACTGACTCCCTGCTTAAGGGGGAGGTTGGGTCTTACTACGGGATCAAAACGCTGCTTTCACACAACGTTTTGACCTTCGGTTCCACCGACGCCACCTCGCTCGGCTCGGCTGCGGCTTACAACGCCAGCACCGCGCCCTTCCTGGCCAACGTCGTGCTCGGCGACCAGGCGTTTGGCGTCCCTCACCTCACCGGTGACTCGCCCTTCAGCCCGAAGGTGCTTCTCAGCACCGGCCCGGACAAGAACGATCCGCTGGATCTCCAGACGGTCGTTGCCCTGAAGACGTACTACACCTCGGTCCGCCTAAACACGGCGTTTTACCGGGTGGTCTTCAGCCGGTCGGAAGTCTAATCCCATGGGCCTTCTGGTAATCACCATGGGCCCTGAGGCGGAAGCCCGGGGGATGAAAAACTCCCCCGGGCCGAAGCCCAAAAAGAAGGAGGCCGCCATGGCCGAAGTTCTTATCCCGCTCGCCAACCTCTCCATGCCTGACGGCGAAGAGATGGCCGAGCCGACCGTGGGAGACACGGTCGAACTGACCGGCGAGGTTTCCGAGATCCGCGAGGACGGCATGGCCGTCGTCAAGGTCGTGGAAGCCGAGACGGAAGAGCCCGAAGCCGAGGAGGAGACCCAGGAGCCCACTCTCGAAGAAGAGGGGAGCGCCCTGCGGAAACTCGCCGAAGCGGAGGACGAAACAGCCTGATGCCTTTGTACGAATACGAGGATCGTGAAACCGGTTCGGTCGTTCTGATGGAACGGCCGGTGGCGCAACGGGACGAGGTCCCCTCGCGCTACAAACGGACCGGCTTCCCGTCCCGATTCGGACTCAAGGGCGTTGGGGATGTTCCATACCATCCGGCATCCCCGGATGGTCGTAACATCCTGAAAGGCTACCACGCGCAGGAACAAAAACTCGGGAGCCGGTTCCGGCCAGGGCACCGCACCGAGACAATCAAAAAAGCCTGGCAGAATCACAGGAGTCCAGATCCAACATGAGCCAAGAAAATATCCGTCGGGAATTGGCCGCCAAACGCGGCCCCATCCGCATCGACACCAAGGGAGAGAGCGTCGCGCTCGACTTCACCACCACCGCCACGACCGGCACCTTCACCACCGTCGCCACGACGGCGGGCGGGATCAAGTTCGAGATTAACGGCACCGCCTACAAGGTTCCGTTCTTCACGGTCTAAGGCCATGGCGCGCCTAAAATCCAGGTCCACCCTGGGTGAAGGCGGCACGGTCTTCGTGACCACCGGGACATCCACCGGGGATTACGACGCCGTCACCGCCCTCTCCGCAGGCACGGCAAGCATCACCGTTTCCGGCACGGCCGGCACCGGTCTGGCCATTGCGGCCGGGGTCACCGTCTTTGGCGATATCTCCCAGATCATCGTCACCTCCGGCGGGCCCTTCGCCGTTTACAAGCGGACGGTCTAGTCCCTTCCCTCCATGGGCCGGCAACTCGATACTATCATCGACAGCCTGGGTACGGTCACGCTCGGCACTCTGAATGCCAGCATCGACCTGACCCCGGTCACTGCGGACACCGGGGCGATCGAGACCGACACCGCCTCGATGGAGGCCAACCTGGCCAGCCTGACGACCGACGTCGCCAACGGCGTCACCGTTTCCGGCACCGTCAGCGTGGCCGTCACCGGCGGCACGATCACCACCGGCACGGTAAATGCGACTCCGACTCGCGGTACCACCACGACCGGCACACTGACCGCTGGCACAACCAACGGAACCCTTTTCGCTTCTAACGCAAGCCGCAACTACCTTCTGGTACAATGCACCAGTGGCACGGCGTTTATCGACACTAACGGCACGGCGACAGCCGCCAACGGGATTCAGCTAACCAGCGGCCAAGGCATTACTTTCGAGG